TCGACCATCTGGAATCCTCTATCTAAAAGGCACAGTTGATAACGAACAGTTTAAAAAACTCAAGAGAAATTGGGAGAAAGAGCAATCTGGTATTGACAATGTCGGCAAGACTCTCTTCTTAAAAGGCACTCAAGAGGTAGATTTCAAGAAGCTAGGTATGGAGTTGCAAGAAGTTGCTCTTAAAGAAATGAAAGACATGAGCACCGACGATATCTTGTTCATGTTCAGAATGAATAAAGCCATGATGGGTATTACTGACAACGTCAACAAAGCTACTTCAAACGACGCTTTTGTTTTCATGGCTGAAAATATTATTAAGCCAGATTGGGATCGTTTCATTGACCAGATCAATCAATTTGTTTTAAATCTTTGGAAAAAAGATGAATACATCAAGTATAAAAAGCCGACACTTAAATCTGACGCTGAAAAACTAGAGGAAGACAAAGCTTTAATTGATAAAGCCAAGACTAGAAATGAAATCAGACAAGAACGTGGCTTAGAACCAGTACCCGGTGGGGATTTTCTCTATGTTGCAATCAATCAAGTTCCAATCGGTGTCGCTCCAAACGGCAGTAAAATGCTAAAAAAAAAAGTATAAGTCGTCATGAACGCGGCGAATTGTTTAGAATACTTCTCTATAGAGCTCAAGCAGAATGGGAAAAGAAATATCTATCTGCTGTAAATAAAGAGTTCGAACTTCAAAAGCAAGAAATCTTCGATAAACATCCTGAAAAGAATTTCTCTCAAAAAGCTATGAGTGATTGGTTGTTTGACGCTATTACCTCTAAAGCTAGATTTATGGCCACGCTAACGCCTCTTAGTATTGCGCTTATGCAGAGTCAAGCCGAATATGCTTTTGATTTAACTGGCGACGATGAAAATCTAGAACTCCAAATTACTCAACGAATGCTTAATTACATTCATGAAAGAATAGATCGCTTTGTTTCCGCAACAAACGACGAGACAATTGGTTTAATTGAATCATCATTGGCTGAAGGAATTAAAGACGGCGAAACTCTTTATAAACTAAAGCAAAGAATCAGCGAGATTTATTTTAATGCGACCACTATAAGATCAGAAAGAATTGCACGAACTGAAACGATCGCGGCTAGCAATGAAGCAGCTAACGAAGCTTATCGACAATCCCCTTTGACTGTTGCTAAAGAGTGGCACACAGAACCAGACGCTTGCGAATTTTGCGCATCACTTAATGGAACTATTGTCGGACTAGATGAAGAGTTTGTTGCTCAGGGAGAGGAAATCGAAGGGCACGATCATGGAAAATTTCAGGCAGATTACGAGAGCATAAAACATCCGCCACTTCATCCAAATTGCAGATGTGCAATCCTTCCAGTTGCTTCCGATTAGTTTGTGATATACTTTAGTTGTATGAAAAAGTTTTTAAAATTATTCCTCAATGGTAAAAATATAGTTTATGTTCTAAGCAATGACAGCGAAGAACTTCCGTATGTCGAAACATTCAAATTTAGTGAAGAAGGTTTAAAAGAACTCAAAGCTAGGGTTGATAAAGATCAGCCTGACGAAATTAAAGCAGATGGTTTTTCTGAAGAGGACAATCAAAAGCTAATTGATATCGGCGTTGAGTCTATGGTTGAAAAGCACGTGAAAACTAAATCAGAAGTTTTAGAAGAATATGTTTTTACTCCTCCAGCTAAAAAAGTTGAAAAAGAAGAATCTCCAAAAGAAATGAAAGATTTAATTGGCCAGAGTGTCATTAGATCATTTTCTGCTGAGGTTAAAGATCTCGGCAATGGAGTAATGGAAGCTATTATTTCTAGTGAAGCTTTAGATCGTCATGGCGAGAGAATCGACATGAAAGGCATGGACGTTAAAAAATACATGAAAAATCCAATCATGGCAGCTTTCCATGATTATTGGAAGCCTTCAGTCGGTCGAACTTTAAAGTTGACTAAAATGACTGACGGAAAATTAGTTGCAAAATTCGAGTGGGCTAAAGATCAAAATCCAGAGGCTAAAATCCTCTATGATCTTTATAAAGATGGTTTTCAGTTTGCTTTCTCAATTGGATTTATGGCTTTTGAGATTGATGGCAACACGTTTACCAAAACTGAAATGCTCGAGTTCTCACCAGTATTAGTACCGGCAAACGCCGAAGCCTTAATATTAGCAAAACAGAAAGGTATTGACAGCCGTCAAATGCTGTCTCATAATGTAAAAGATATGAATCTAAAAGAAATCCTTGCCAAAAAATTAGAAGATTTAACTTTTGCTGAGATGAAATTCTTGCAAGAGCACAAAAGCGAATTGTCCACCGCTGACAAAGCCAAGTTTAAAGAGGTTTTGGGCGAAGACAAAGAGGAAGACGAGCTCGATAAGAAAATCAATTCTATCGTTGCTGACGCTATCTCTGCTCCTATGGCTGAAGTTAAAAATGCTTTAGAAGCATTGGTTAAAGAAGACGATAAAGCTATTAAAAAAGATATCAATCTTAAGAAAGAATCTGCTGGTGTTTTGAGTGAAAGCTCAAAAGAGATGAAGTTCTTATTATTTGCCAGAGGTTTGCAAACTAAAGATTTCAAGAAATATATTGAAGTTGTAGGCAAAGACGCTATGAACACTAGCGATAGTGGTACTTCCGTCTTAGTTCCTCCAGCTGAGTTTTTGACTGAAGTTGAGCGTTTGGAAGAAGTCTATGGTGTAGGTAGAAAATACGCTAACATTAGAAAGAGTGCTAATGGTAACGGAATCAGCTATTTACAAGGCGATGACGATTTGGATGTCTACTTCACTGATGAAGCAGGAGCTAAAAAATCTACCAAACTCGGTTATGCTCGTAAGCTGTTAGCTTGGAGAAAAGCCGCTGGTATTTTACCAATCACTGACGAATTAACTCAGGATAGCGCTTTAGATCTATGGAAAGACGCTACTAACAGATTCGCTAGAGCCTATGCTAAGAAAGAAGATCAATTGATCTTCACTCAAGTATCGGGTGCAGCTCCAATCAATCCGGGTATTTTAGCTGTTAGCGGTGTCAAAGTTGTTACCTTAACCGGAGACAGCTTCAATGATTTAAGCTACGATAACTTGGTCGATATGCTTTATGGAGTGCCAACTGTCTCTGAAGAAAATGGTAGATTCTATTTCCACAGAGATATTCTTCCAATCTTGTTAAAGATTAAAGATGATAATGGCGATCCAATCTGGCAGAAAGCTATGGCTGATGGTACTCCATCAACTTTACTTGGAAAAGAATATTCCAAGGTCGAAGTAATGCCTAGCATTAGTGCCGACGCTCCAGAAACCAAGTTTATTATCTTCGGAGATCTTAGATATGCAACTCTTGGCGAAAGAACTGGACTTGATATCAAAATCTTTGATACTGGTATGGTCGGCGATCCAGATGAGGAAACTCAGGGTAACGATCTAAACTTATTGACTCAAGATATGCAAGCTATGCGCGCAGTCAAACGCTTCAACGCGATTGTCCGCTTCCCAGCTGCTTTCTCAGTCGGTAAGACCGGTGCTAGCGCTTCCTAAAAGAGCTAATTAAAAAGAAAATTAAAGCCTCCTTGTAAAAAAGGGGGCTTTTTTGTGTTAGAATAAGTTATGTCTAAATATACCAATCAAGCTAAAGTAGCTAGTTTTCTCCAAAGAGCATTGACCGCAAATGAAATAGCAATTTTCGATATGGTCAATCAAAATATTTCTAACCTTATAAATTTAACTTTAAATAGAAAATATAATGATCTCAAAGAATTAGTGCCTCCAGCAACGGCGGACTCTTTTGATGTGCCAGTTTCAAGTGTCAGATATTTTGACGGCAATCATCGTCACGCATTAGATATTGATGACTTTATTTCTGTTTCAAAAATTGAATTACTTGATTCTCAAGGGGAAGTTTCATTAGAAATAACCAGTGTATCAGATTATATTAAGTATCCGCTTAACGCTAGCGTTTACGAAACTATTCATCTGAGAAATTATAGATTTCCAAATACTGGCGCTGCTAACGTGCGAATAACGGCTGTTTTTAGTTCTGGCAATGTTCATAGTGCTGTAATGTCTGTCGTGACTGCTCTAGTTGCTAAGTTTTTGCAAGAAGTTCCTCTTATGTCCACTGGCTACACTCAAGAAAGTATCGAGGGCTATTCTTATAGATTAAAATCAGCAGGAAAAAGCGAAACTGAGCAAGCTGCTCTATTAAATAGTCTTGGAAATCTTAAAAAATATACTTGGTAAATATGTCACTATTAACAAGAATCCTTCAGCAAACATGGCGAAGCGTTGAGTTTAATACTAACTTCGATGGCGATCAAGTTCCAACTGCTTATGAAA